ACCTTTAGATACCGTTTTACTCGTTTTAAACTTTATAAGGAAATAGGAGGAGGAAAAGCAGCAGCAAATGTAGAAAGGACGCAAGTTAGAAATGCAAAACTTCGTTATCACGAATCACATTATTTTGAAGTTCATGTCATTCCAGAGGGAAGAGATACAGGGATTTATAAGTTTGATGGAACAGTTTTAGGTTCTAGAAATTCAGCATTAGGAAGTGCTTTACCAGATGGATGGACACAAGATGATGAACGGTTCTTTGAAGGAGTATTCAATGTTCCAATTATGAGTAGAGGTGAGAGGTGCATGGTGGAGATTCAGAATGATACTCCTCACCCTTGTAAGTTTTCTACTTGTGAGTGGGTTGCATTAGTAACTGGAAAGGCGGCGGCTATTAGATGAGATGGATAAAAGCGGAGCCTAATGATATGTATTTCATTGGTGAAAACCTAAGAGAACAGGACAAAACAGAAGTTCGATTTAGTCATGGATTAGGCCCAGTAGAAGCCTGTCTTAAAAGTTATATATACAGCGATGTAATTCAGGCAATTGAAGGAGATGATGGAGATCCAATTGGTATTACGGGGCTGGTGGGTAATCACATTTGGCTATTAGGAACTGATAAATTAACGGCAACAAAAAATCATAGATGGCAATTATGCCTTCATGGGCGAGAATGGGTAGAGTATTGCATTGATAGAGCTGGCGGTATGATTGAAAATTATGTTTACTCAGAAAATAAATTGTCTATAAGATGGTTAAAACATTTGGGCTTTAATATTGAGGAGCCAAAACCTTACGGGGTTGCAGATCAAATGTTCTGTCATTTTTGGAGGAAAGCATAAATGGCTGGCCCATTAACAGGAGCATTAGTTTCAGGAGGTCTTCAATTCCTTGGCGGGATGATGAATTATGGGGCTCAGAGACAAGATTATGCAAATCAGGTTGCTTATAAAGCTGCTCAAGATGAATATTCTGCTTGGAATGCTTCTCTACAAGCAAATACATCTAATTTAAATAAAAAATATAAGTATTTCCAAGATCAAGTTAATTGGGGTCAACAGAATAATTACGTTGCAAGTTTAAGAAATTTCGAGTTATCAAAAGCAATAGCTCAAGCAGATGTTGTTGCAGACACGAGAGCTTCTGCTGGTGCTGACTATGTTCGACAAAGCGATGCGTTAAATGCTGCTAATGCAGAGCAAGCGATGTCTGATGCGATGTCGTTGTTCCATTACAAGACTCAAGCATTAAGGATGGCTGCTAGTGCGATGGCTGGAGATACAGGAATGGTTGATCGAATACAGAACGACTATCAAATGCAGCTAGGAAACCAATCAACAATTATGGCAATTAATAAGGGATTTAGAGATCGACAACTTTCGAGAGAACAAGCAGGGGCGATAGCTGGATATTTAGAAAAGTTCAATTCTCAGCAGTTTTACCAAATGCAAGAGTACCAAGATCCATTACGTCCGTTTGCACCATTACCAACAATGGTTGGTGCTGTACCTCCATCAATGGTGGGCGGGGCTCCGAGTGCTACTGCGGCGTTCTTAAGTTCAGCTATTGGAGCTGTAGGAACTGGCATCAACACCTACGGAACCTTAAGCAAGTACACAAAATGAGGTATTAACTAATGGCTAATGATCGTTTACCTCTAAGTCAGATTCAACCGTCTGCCAAACCTGTCTCAAGTTTTATTAGGACACAGGCTATTAATCCCGCAGCTCCGGCGAAGCCTTCAATGCTTCCAAGTGCTTCTGGAGTACAAATTGTTCAGAGAGGAAATGTTTCTAATGTAAAAGGCTATAACAGTCTTCGAGAATTATCAGAGGCAGTTAAATTATTAGTTCCTGTTGTTGATGCAGGGTTAGAACTTTATGCGTCAAATCAATATCAAAAAGGACAGCAAGAATTATTAAAGGCTAATAGAGGAAATAACAATGCAATGGTTCAAAGTGAAAAGAACTATGCAGCAGAAAATAGAGTTGTTCATCGAAATAATGAAGCGGCTGGAATATTAATGGATGAATTAAATCCTTACCGAAAGGCAGGGATGTTAAATCAAGCAAGTGCAATCACAGCAACATTAGTACCGCAAGCATTTAACAAAGCATGGTTAGAGAATGGAACAGAGTTATCGAAATTAGATCCAGGTGATCCAGCAATAAATCAATTAAAAGCAAAGGTAACAAATGATCTTGCAAATGTTTATGGATTAGATGAATATTCTCCAGGTTTTATTGATAAAGTTCTTCCTAAAATTAATAGAGAATGGGAACAATTACAGAATAAACATTTTAGTGCAAATGTTAAATATAAGAAGCATGTAAAAGAAATACAAACAGCAGATGGATTAGAAGCAATTATTGAAAGTGATATTAGTGAAGAAGATAAATATAAACAAGTTGCAGAATATTTAGCTGAAGCTGCTTCGACTTCAGGGCTGAATGGGGAAGCATCTGCAATGACTGAGGATGCAATTATTAGATTAGGAAAGAAATTACAATGGGAATCTGTCACTGGTGCAAATACAAAGGCACAAACTTTATTAGAACAATTAAATAGGATGCCTTCAGGAATACTTGGAGATGATGGAAGAGTATTATCAATTGGAGATGTTTATGGCCCTAGATTATATGTAGATACTGATTCAGTTGCTTCTGTTGCTTATAAAGAATACAACAAAGGTCAAAAGAATTTAGGTGCTAGTTTTGAACAAACTTATGCTGAAGAATTTTATAAAGCTAGGAATAATCCTCAGAAATTAGCAGAGTTAAAAGAGAAGGCTCTTAGTGATAAAAACTTTGAAGGATATGCCTTTACTGAAAAATTAAAATATATAAATAATTGGAATGAAACAATTGATAAAAATATAGAAAATTCAGTTGATATGACTGATTGGAACGGGTATTTAGAAGGACTTGATCGAAAGATTGGTAATGAATTTAATGTAGAAGAAGAGGATAAATTATTTTGGGAGAAGATGGAGTCTGTTCCATTAAGAGCAACAGAGACAAGAATAAAAATAAGAGAGCGTTATAACAAAATAAGACAGAAAAAAATATCAGCAGTTGAGCAAAGTATTGATGTACCTAACTTAAAAGGTGTTCTTAAAGATAGATTGGCAGCAATATTAGAAGATAAGTTTCCTGACATGGAAACAGGAATATTTAGAGATGATAATTTTGATATTATGGATTACTTGGCAAATGGAGAATTAAATAAGGCAACAGCAGAAGCGAAAATAGCTCAAGCTTTATACGAGAAATCTCTTGTTGGAATACAACAACAAGCAATAAAATTAGGTAAAGATGAATTATCTATTGTTGAACAAAATGAAGCAATTAATAAGGCTATTGATGAATATGTAGGATCGCCTTTATTTAAAACTCATGTTGGTGGCAATGCTGTTAAAGAAGATAACAAAGAACCAATAAATACAACAGAGAATAATACCGAGAAGAAACAGGTAAATGCTCCAGTAGATCGAATTTATTTCAAGGCTTCAATGCCAATTTCAAAAGAAAGATTGCAGCAATGGGAGACAGTACCAATTTATTCAGCAGATGAAACCAAAAAGATTTGGGAAAGAGTGAAAAGGGGATCTGAACCACCTTTGAATTTATTAAGAGGAGCGAATCAAAATGGTATTAATCCAGCGAAATTACTTCTACAAAATATAGATCTTTGGGAAAAGTTGAATGGGAAGCCATTTAAGTGGAGTCCATCAGCGGAAGAGCGTCTACTTTTCTTGAATGAAGGTAATCAAGCTAAAGGTTTAATTGATGGTTCTTTAACTGCTGTTGCTCTTCCTGGGGCATTGGCTTCAGCGAGCAATGTTCTGAACAACATTTTCACGGGTAATTCAATTGCTTCTGCTCCTGGGATTTTTGACAACAGAAACCCAATACCAGGAGCTAGATGGACTCAGTTCGACTTAATTCGTTTTGGAGAACCACCTAACAAGAAGGAAACTCCAATGGATAAATGGCAACAGTTCAATCCTCAAGTTGGTAACACTCGATTTATTGGTTAATTCTTATGTTTATTTTTCTTTGGAGGTCTAACCCATGACAACTACACCATTAAACGTCGATTTACTTGAAGAGGATGATGATGAAGATGAGAACATTGGAGCTGAGACTAATGCTGTTCAGCCTCAAGTAATTGAGAAAAAAGATGATGAGCAGACAAGATTAGATGAAATATCAAATAAGTACGATAAAAAAAGAGAGCAACTTACTAATGCTGGTTTACACCCAGATGTAAGCGTTGATTTAACGCAACCTTGGAATGAAAAGGAAGATACTTTTGCAGAAGGCAAATGGGGCAAAAGACCTTGGTATGACCAATTAGCTTGGTGGATTCTTGCCCCAGATTTTGATCAACGTCAGACAGCTCATCTCCTTGATACTTTTGAGAATGTAGAAAAAGAAAAATTAAATGTTGTAGAAGGTTTAACTAACTATTACACCGAAGGAATTACGAGAGGCTTTAAGCATGAGCTAACAAGAATTGATAGTCCAGGGAAGTTTGCAGCAAGAGTTCCTTATGCAGCATTAAGAACTATTGGAGTTCCAAAAGCTCAAGCAAATTTAGGTTATTTAGGAACAGGCGATGCAGTCCTTGGAGCTATTCAGAATGTTGCTGATTGGGATTGGGGTGAGGTTGCAAAAATAGTACCAGGATTCGATGCTTTAGCTTTATTGCCTGAAAAATATCGAAAAGGTTCATATATAGATAAAGGTTTTGGTTGGACAGATACAGCACAAAGAGCGATGTATACGGCACATGGATTTAAAGATCCAGCCGAATGGACGCAAGAAGAGATTAACGGTATGGAGGCAAGATCAAGTCTCATGCTCAATGTTGGGTTAGGACTTGCAACGATGGGAGCTGGCAACCTTATTGCTGCTAGTCCAGGTATTGCTACTAAAGCTCCTTATCTTGCTAAAGCTACAAGATGGTTGAATCCTTCAAACGCAAAAAACATGTTGGATGCGTTTGCTCGTCTTTCTGTTATTAATGTTTTAGATGAATTTCCTTCTACTTGGTTAGATCGAAATGAAGGTGGAAGTGCTGCTTCGTTTTTGTCTTTTGCTGGTATTGATTGGGACCCAGCAACTAATCCAGGTCTAACAAAGTGGGAATCAGCTCAAAATGCTTTTGGCCCAAATTTACTTGCCTCTTTATCTTTCACAACTGCTTTAAATTATCTTCCTTTAAAGCAAGGTATTAAAGATGCAAAGACAGGATTTGAAAAGTGGGATGGAGATATTGAAGGCCCATTAGCAGCGGGAAAAAATCTTTATGAACGTGCGGATATTATTGTCAATAAATCATACGATTGGATAGAAGGTAATTTTCAAAATACTTATCGTGCTATTCGTTCTAAAGATATATTTAACCGTAGAACTGAGATAAGAAATAATCAAGTTAAGAGTGGTCTAATTGAAGAAACTACTGATGGAGCATATAAACAAGGAAGTTTATTTGATCAGCCTTCTGTAGAAACAAAAACTGGAGAAGTACAAGAACAGCCAACAGTAGAAGGAAACTTAAAAAAATTAGAGGAGAAGTATTTAAATCCTAAAAATGCTGTTGAGTCAGATGCTTTAGAGGAGGCTTTAGATACAGGTAGTACCGCAGAATTAATTGAAATTGAAACAAGGGTTGAGGCAGGTGAGCCTGTTGTCACAGTTACCGATGAGGTCTTAAGTCGTCCTATCCCTGAGAAAGAATTTCCATCGACTGAAAAGTTTAATTTAGTAGAAGAGAGTGAAGAAGGTTTAGAATTTGAATTGGAAATGGTAGATGATTTAGATAAGGAACAATTAGGCAAATTATTAGAAGATAGAAAGATCTTAGCGAGAATTAAAAAGTTAACTGGTAAGGACAAAGGTGATCCTTGGGTAACAATTGATCGTATAGATATTGCTAAAGCGTTAAAAGATTTACAAGCAAATGATGGTTTAGTTATTCAAAGAACTCCTGATGTCTATGAAGAGGCAATGGAGAATGTTAGGAGAATTAATGAGAATTTAAAGGCTGAAAAAGTTGAAGGCGAAGCACCTATAGAAAGAGTTGATACAAGAGGATTTGAGAAAGAAGATATGTTGGCTTATCAAAGATTAGTAAATTCAATTGATAAGGCTATTGGCTCTGAATGGAAAGGTGGTCTTGATTCAGCAGGGGATGTTTTAAATGTTTTAAATGTTGCAAGAGTTACGTTAGAAGAAGGAGTTCAAAGAGCTTTAAGAGATTTTGCAAGAGTAACAACGAGCTTAAGTGGAAGACGTTTAAATGTAGATGAGCAATTACCAGGGGCTAAATTTGTATTAAATCAAGCAAGAAGAGATAGAAGAGAGTTATTAAATGGAATCACTAAAACAGCCCTAGAACGAGGAGAAGCAAGACCACCCTCAACAACACTTCCAAAAACACCAGAGCCAGGTAATTTTAATTCTGAAAAAGTTGTTGATGATTTATTAAATGGAAAAGTTACGGATGATGTTATTGAAGCATTAGACAATGAAGTTCGATTAATTGAAGAGAATGGAAAGCTAGATGCTGCAAGAGAAGCAGATCAAAAGATTGCAGAAAGAAGAGTTGATGACTATGAAAGTAAAACTTATGAACAGAAGAAAGCTGAAGGTCTTTTAGATAATTTAAAGCAAAGAAAAGAAGGTTTTCTTCCTTTTGCGTCGCGAAAATATATGAGTGTAAATGAAGAGACTATTCCAAAGATGCCTGATAGAGACTTGCTTATAGAAATTGCAAACAGGAAAAAGAAGAAATTAACAGCAAGGCAAATAGCAAATAGACAAAAAGTACTTAAAAAGTTTCAAGCGTTAAATGATGAACAAGCCGCTATTACACAAAGGGTTTCGGATGCTTCATTGGAAGAGCTTGGCAAAATGAAAAATGTCGATGCAGATTTAGATAAAAGAGATGAGATATACGAGAAATTAGAAAAGGCTGGTGTGTTTAAGAAAGAAAAAGAGCTTGCTGAAAATGATCTTTTAAATCAATTGTTAGCAGAAAAAGCCAGGAGAGAAGCAGAAGGAATAACAATTCCAATATCGCCGGCTACGCAAAAGATGGAAAGTCTTATGCGTGAGGGACAAGAAATAAAGTATCCAGATAGTAAAGCATTTGATATACAGCAAAGCAATATCGGCCCTGATGTTGATTTCACCGGTGGAAATTACAGTCAAGGCGAAACATGGATGCAGTTAATGAAGATTCAAGCAGGGGAAAAGATAAGCAAGAATCAACATTTAATGAATTATGGAGCAGAGATTGAGAACTCATTACTAGGAAGGATTCAACAATCACAAGTTCTTGCTGACGAAGCAAAGGAAGCACTTAAGGATGCTTATAAAATCTCTGGTCTTTTACCTGAAAATATTAAATATTTAGATGAAATAGATTCAGTTAAATTATTTGGTCTTGACGCAACAATAGCTTCGGTTGCTGAATGGAGACCACATCATGCAACCTTCATGGCTAGGCATCCTAATGATCCTCTGACGAAGGTTGCTCAAGGCGAAACCGCAGGTTTGTTCGACGCAAATCAGTGGCAAATGGTTCATAAGTCTTCGATCCTTCTTGCTCTTCATCCAGATCTAGGCCATCGCCTTGGAGGATTAAGATCGCTCGATGGAGCTTCCCCCAGATGGTTCGGAGTTGACGCTGCACACGAATCATTTCACGCTATTCAACAATGGTTAGATTTCTTAGGTGCTACTAAGTATCAAGAAGCACTCTACTCTGAAAAAGGTTTAGCAGAGATGGTACAAATTATCAAGAAAGGCGGTGGAAATTATAAAGAAGGTATGTCTGCAATGGAGATTCAAGCAGAAGCATTTGGTGTTTGGTTTGCTAATCGCAAGATCAAATTAAAGGCTGGGCCTATCAAATCTTCATTTGAAAGAATAAAACTATTCTTATCTTCATTAAGAAGAAAGATAAATATTCTTAGAAAGAAAGATCCTTCTTTTGTTGATGTCTTTGAGTTAGCAGCGAACGGAACGATTGCAAGAAAAGGATTAATAAAAATGTTAACGCCTAAACAGTTGCAGGGATTAGTCCCTCGAATTGATGCAGCTATTAATGCAGAAATGCCTGAATTAACTATGAGGATTTTCAATTTCTTAGAAGCCAAGAAGCTTGCCTATGACGACTTGCTGGGCAGTAACAATTCCAAGTTTTACAAAGGAGGCTGTACCTAATGTCTAGTTGCGACGAATTATTCCAAGAACGTCAACGCCTTATCCGTGAGAAGGCACAAAATGACGCTGCCCTGGCAAGGATTAGAGGTATTCAGCAATCAAACTTACCTCCAGATGACGCTCTTAAAAAAGATCTTTCTGGGAAGTTTGGTGATGATATGCAAGAGATCCAAGATAGTGGAGAGATAGGAAAGAATATAGAAAATGCAAGTGATGTTGATGTCAGTATTCCTCAAGGTCAGCCAACTAATTACGTTCAGTTATTAAGAACTAATCCAAAAGGAGTCGTCGAAGATTTTGCATTAATGAATAAAACTCTGCAAAAGAGTGGGCAAAGATTAATGCCTGAAGAATGGAAGTTTTTGAATACAGATGTTAATGAATCAGCTCAAGAAGTAGCAGAGACTTTGGGAAATGATATTTCTAAGGAAAATGTTTTAGGTCTTTTAGAAAGAAATTCAGATTCGTTTAATGGTGCAGTTGAAAAGCTCTTAAGAGTGAGAGCTATGTATCAAGTTAGTCATAGGGAGTTTATTAATAAAATTAGTGAGGTATTTGATTTTATGCAGAGGAATGATATTCCTCAAGCTATATCAAATCAGTTGTTAGATGAGGCTCTTGATTTATATAAAATCTCTTTAATGACAGAGAGACAATATGACTTTATAAGAAATACTTGGTCAAACATGGGTAAAGCCATGCAGGGCAGAGGGTATCAGGATTTAGATCTTGATCTTGTGTCTAAAGGAGTTGCGGAAAATATAGATGATTCAATTGATGCTCCAAATGTTCAGGCTGCAAGAGATATGAAGCCTGAAGATTTTAGTGAAGAATCTCCAATAGCAAGAGTTCTAGCTGCGGCTGATTTATTTAAGTCAAATAGAAAAGAATCTCTTATTCAAATGGAGATGGCTCTGGGAGATATAAGAATTAAAGGTGTTGATTATTTCAAACATTACGATCCAAAGGTTTGGAACGACAAGAGGATGAGAACTAGGAACTTAGTGGCGAAAGATTGGCAATTATTTAATTTAAGAACTCAATTATTAAATGTTAATTCCAATGCTGTCTTAGCAATCTTCGGCCCAGCTCGAAAGATGTACGAAGAGGCTGCATATATTCCTTGGGGAACTAAGGATATGAAACCTTATCGACAAGTATTTCAGTCTCATTTAGCTGGATATGGTGCGGCAATAAGAAAATTAAGAGATTCATGGAAGGAAGTTTTCATGGATGCTATGAGTAATAAATCAATGCACTATTCTGGAGCTGCGGATCATTATGGTAAATATCATGAGCCAACAGATTTACAGTTAATAAAGCTAAGGGAACAAAGAGATTACAAACCAAGAACTAAGGATGGAAGAATAAAACAGTTATTAAATCCTTTGTATTACACAGGCAGTAGTTCAGCAGCTTTAAAAATATGGATGTATGAGAAGACAGGAAATCCCGCTGCTCTTCGTCCAGCTCTTAATGCTTTATCTGCTGTAGATAATGTCGCTGGATTCTTCTTTCATAATTACTCGGTTAGATTTGACCTTGAAATGAAAGCAAGGAAGTCAGGTGTTCAACTTGATTTGACAGATGCCGATGGAAATTTAAGTCAGCAGAAAATAGATGATTGGATAAATACTGAGATGAAAAATAATTTTTATAGCAATCAAGTAACAGAAGATATGGTTAAACAGTATCGAAAAGATAATGGTTTGCCCCCAGAGATGATGGGTGATGTAGAGATAGAAGATGCAATTAGAGAAGAGTTTGTAGCCAACACTTACGGGGCTCCATTTATGGGAGCTGCGGAGGCTCAAGACGCTGCTCGTTTTAGTGAAGAATTACGCTTCCAAAATAAACCTAGTGATCAAAATCCTGGGAAGACAGCGTATGAAACGATGATGAAATTGAAGAGAGAAAGTTGGGTTGCTGATTTAGGTTTTCCTTACATGCAGGCACCATTCATGGGTGAAAGCATGGATTGGTCTTGGACTCCAGCAGGGGCTTTTAGAGACGCTGTTAATTGGAAAGAGTTAAATCCAGCAGAAAGAAGAAGAGCAAAATCAAATTTCATTATGACTGGTCATATCATGGCAATATATGGGATGTTAAGTGCCAATGAATTGATTGTTGGTAATGGCCCTCCTGAATATATGTTTAAGGAAAGAGCTGAGTGGTTAAGGGAATTAGAAGCAAAAGGATTAAAGCCAAATTCAATTGGTGGTGTACCTTTGATTGGTGGTATTCCAGTTATTAGTTCACTCTTTTTATTAGAAGATTTCCGCTATGCGGCTCAACATTCTTCATTAACTGATAAGGATAAATATAATTTATTAGATGCAATCTTTATGGTTGCATCGGGTAGCGTTTCAAGGAAGACTGCTATAGGAAATGTTAAACAATTGTTTGAAGTTATTTTCCCTGAGACTGCTGCTGGCTTTGGTGATCAGATGTCACGATATACAGGGTATTTAATACAGGGGCAAATGGCTGGATCTGGCCCTGCTAGAGAAGCATCAAGATTATTAAACGCAAAACAAAGTCAGGTCTACACAGAAAGACCTATGACCGCAGAAGAAACAGAACTATTTGAACCTGGCTTCTTAGAAAAGACAGAGAGATATGTAAGAAATGAAATAGCTTATAACCTTCTTCCAGGCAGTCCTTTCTTCGGTGGTAAGTTTAAAGAGAAGGATTGGTTAGGCACAAAGATAAGATTATCTTGGGGAGAGAATTTGAATCGTTATATGCAACATAGGTTCTTCCCAAGAGAACATCCTAATGACAAAGTTTATGCAGAATTAAATCATTTAAACCTGTTAAATCCTCCAGGGCCGTTAATGACTAAGACGTTAGAAGGAGTGCCAATGAGTGATGATTTACAGCAGTTATATAACCAGACTTATGGTTCAACTGTAGGTAACAAAGAAACTGCTTTTTTAAATATTAAAAAGAAAATAGTTATTACCCCTGATACTACTCAAACTAAGATTATTAAGTCAGGGCCGTTAGCTGGACAGGCAGTATCAGTTAAAGGGAAGCAAAAGGCAATTGATATGTCTACCATTTTAGCTAAACATGTAGAGGGTAAAACTCCTATTGAAGCGTTTAGGTCATTGATGAATGATCCTAAATACATTGCACTTAAGAAGAACAAATCTACAACTACGGTTCAGGAAATTGTTAATAAAGAAATAAAGGAAGTACAAAAGGAGCTGCCCTACGTCTTAATGCAAGAACTTAAAAATTATTATGGTCAATTAGCTGTTAATCAATTAAATCTAAGCGAAGAGGGTTCTGCTGTGAAATGGAGAGAACGCCGTGATTTATATAGTGCAACACGCCAGCAGAAGAGGACTGACGATTCAAGTGCAGCAGCAAAGATTCTTTCAGGAATAAAGTGATTCTTTGCAAATTCCGATTAAGCCTTACAATAAGGGCTACGTCCTCGTAAGAGTCCCGCAAGATGGCTGATACCTATGTGCAAGTTACGAATACTGGGCAGACTGTTTTCACTCTGCCCTTTAGTTCTAATTATTTATTGAAGTCTCATGTCAAGGTTTATAAGGGAAGAGATCTATTAGCAGAAACCCAGACTTCAACTTTAAGTGACGGAACAGATTATAACTTTACAAGTGCAACACAAATTACTCTTACATCTGGTCTTGCGTCTGGAGAAGAGTTAACGATTCAAAGGCAAACACCAAAGGATTCACAGTTGTCTCCTTGGAGTGATGGATCAAATTTAACTTCGGAGGCGTTGAATAATGCAGATTTGCAGAACTTATATATTGTTCAGGAGCAAGCAGATCTGAATGCTTTAGGAGCAACTAAAGCTATTGCTGCTACGACTGCGAGCAATACGGCGACAAGCACGGCAAATACAGCGAAGACAACCGCCGATGCTGCCAAGCTGGCTACTGATACTTACGTCCACGATGGAACATCTTTAAAAGGTGATGGAGTTGGCAGCAATCCTCAAGGTCTTGCTTATGGAGTAACAACAGCGACTAATGCCAAAACGGCGGCTGATGCAGCGAAGTTAGCAACTGATACCTACGTCCATGACGGTACGAGCCTTAAAGGTGATGGTGTTGGGTCTAATCCTCAAGGTGTTAAGTATGCGGTTGATACTGCTACTTCTACTAAGACGACAGTAGAAACTTACGTCCACGATGGAACAAACCCTAAAGGTGATGGAGTTGGTTCAAATCCTCAAGGATTAGCTTATGGAATCAATACAGCAAATACAGCGAAGACTGCTGTTGATACTTATGTCCATGATGGAACTGAACTAAAAGGAGATGGAATTGGGGGAAATCCTCAAGGTCTTAAATATGCAGTTACAACCGCCGATGATGCAAGTACAACTGCAACTACAGCTTTAAATAACTCAAGAGAATCAGATGGGTCGGGTGGTTATACCTCAGCAATTTCAAAAGCAGGGACAGCCAAGACTGCTGCTGATGCTGCCAAGCTTGCTTCTGATCGTTTAGTTGCCACAACTTCAAACGGTGGCACAAGTTGGACATTGACAGGTAATAACACTAATGCTTCTACAGATCCCAAAGGTGTTGGTTATGCTGTCACCACCGCCGAGTCGGCCCTAACCACAGCAAACTCAGCCAGTGCAACTGCCAACTCTGCTCAAAACGCTGTTGCTGCTGCTGTTCTTTATTCTCCTATTACAAATGTTTCTTCTATCCCTGGTAGCCCCAGTGATGGAGATTACATAGAAGTTGCTGATAGTACAGGAATTGAATCATTTAGTCCTTTAGCGTCTTTACCTTCTGGTTTTACTGGTGATAGTGGATTAACAGTCAGACTTAAATACACAACTTCAGGAACAACTTGGAATTATCTTTCTTATTTTTCAAATGATCCTGAAGATAGATATTTAGGTGTTTATGGAAAACATGTTCCTACTCAAGAAACTTATGTAGTTAAGGTTGTTGCTAAGACTGCTGCACATAAAGAACAAGGCAATGGTTCTTCTGATGGCTACACGTTAGGAGGAATTGAAGCTCCTCATCTTGAATTAATACCTGGAAATACTTATAGATTTGATCAATCTGATTCAAGTAATACTGGACACCCAATAGCGTTTTATAAAAAACGAGATAAAACTAATGGTGCTTATACGACAGGAGTTACGTCGTCAGGAACCCCAGGAGGGACTGGTGCGTATACACAAATAACGATTAGTGATGAAAGCCCTGGTTACTTGCATTATCAATGCCAGAACCACGCCTACATGGGCGGGTCGATTAATACGAACACTGCTTTAGGTGGTGGGGCTATTAATGATTGGCTGTATGAAAATGCTCAAACTGTGAGCGAGTCATACACCATCACCTCAAACAAAAACGCTATGTCCGTTGGGCCTGTAGCACTGGCAAGTTCAGTGACTATCACTATTCCTAACAACTCTGTCCTCGTTATTCATTAAATCATGGCTTACGGCAAACTCAAAGTTGATACTCTTACCTGGGACAACTCAGGTTCAGACACAGATGTCACGATTAGCTCTTTAGCAGCCAAGGCTGATCTCGCATCGCCAACATTTACTGGCACACCAACTGTTCCAGGTTATGCAGCTTTATCAGGAGCTACCTTTACAGGAGACGTTACATTCACTGGGGATGCCAGTAATGGGTTATGGGATAAGAGTGCAAATGCGTTTGTTGCGAATTTAACGGGAAACGTAACGGGAAACGTAACGGGTAATTGTTCGGGTACTGCGTTATCTGTAACTCAAGCTGCTCAAACTGCAATCACCTCTGTTGGATCGCTTACTGGTTTAACTGTTTCTGGGGCGGCTACCCTTCTTGGTCAAGTTGCTTTCTCTGGTCAATTAAAAGAAGCGGTTACAATTTCGGCTGGAAAATTATCGGACGCTTCAAATTTAGACATAGAGGCTGGAAATGTATTTTATTTTACCGTAGCAGAATCAACAACTTCAACTCCTAATCTTAGATATAACGGATCTACAACTTTAGATTCAAAAATGGCTGTTGGTGATTGTTTATCAGTCACGATTATTACTACAGCAAATGCAAGTGCTTATTCAGCACAGTTAACAATTGACGGTTCTGCTGTTACTGAAAATTGGACAGGTGGTTCTGCTCCCACTGGAGGCGGTAGTTCTGGTGTAGATATTCATGCTTATACGATTATCAAAACGGGAACATCTGGCACAGTGGCTAACGACTACACCGTCATTGCAAACCATACAAAAACATCCTAATGACTGAAATTATTAACCATAAAAAAGAAGCCCCTCTTGCTGGACTTGTTGGCATGGGAGGCGGCCTTACAGGATTTGGTCTAGTTGGACCTGGGGTAACACCTCCAGGGCAAGCTAACTATGCTGACGGTCATAGTGGCTCCTATTCTTGGGTTTGCCCTCCTGGCGTAACATCTGTTTCTATCGTTTGTATTGGTGGCGGTGCAGGAGGTAAAGGTCAAGTTGGTCGTGGAGGGGGAGGGGGAGCGTGTGCCTACAAAAATAATATAACGGTTGTTCCAGGGACAAGTTATAGCCTACAAGTAGGAGCAGGTGGAACAGGTGGGCAGGATGGACAAGATTCTTGGTTTAAAGTTAGTGGCTCTGCCGTTGTTTCAGCAGATCATGGATATGGATATGGGACAGGCAATAATAATGGAGGGGGATCATCTAGCAATTGTGTAGGTGATGGTAATTACGAAGGTGGCAATGGTGGATATAACACAAGTAACGGTTCTGCAGGGCAAGGATCAGGATCTTCAGGTAACGGTAATGGCTCTGGTGGTGTTGGGGGAACTACTTCAGGCGAAGGTGGTGGTGGTGCAGGCTCTAATAATGGATTATTTATAGGAGGTGCTGGTGGTGGTGGTGGAGCTTATGGAGGTTTTTATAGTGGGAAAGGTGGTGGCGGTGGCGGTGGCGGAAATATTGCGACTGTTTCAGGTCTTAGTGCTGCTGCTGGAAGTGCAGGTAACTGGACACATGCAGGAGATGGAGGTCGCTGGGGTGGTGGAGGTGGTGCTCCCGCCATATCTGGGCATCCAAGTTATGATGCTGGTGATGGTGCCAAAGGAGCCGTAAGAATTGTTTGGCCTGGGGATACTAAATCATTCCCTGCTACTGACGTTGGAGACGATTAACCATGACACTATTTATTCAAGTAAATGAGAGCAATGTTCCTCAAAACGATCCTTGCACAAAAGAAAATTTAAAGCAGGCATTCCCTTTACTTGACTGGGAATCTTCTGCGCCTAGCGGTTGGATGAAATTTGAAAGAATAGATTCTCCAAGACTTAGTGCTTATCAAAAATACGATAGCCCTCAAGTTACTTACCAAGTAATTGATGGAGTAGTAAAAGATGTTTGGCATATTCTGAATATGACTGACGATGAAAAGAAAACAAAACAAGATCAAGTCAAAGCTGATTGGGCGGCTTTAGACCCTGCTGGGCCTGCATCTTGGACTTTTGATGAGACTACCTGTTCTTATCAAGCTCCTGTTGCTTACCCCTCTGATGGTAAGAATTATGATTGGGATGAATCAACAACTTCTTGGAAAGAAGTAACCTAATTTGCATAGTTAATAAGAATAGCTAGGCTATATCTACACGGCCGTAGAATTAATGCTGCAAAAAATTTGTAATGCTATGTCAGTAGCATCATTTGTTATGTCCTTAATGGTCGTAACTGGAGGAGGAATAATGTATATGAAACGAGTTGAATTTATGAACAATATGATTCTGACTCTTCAGGATCAAATGGTCGATGTAATTCAAAATCAAATAAAATTACCTGGCAAAACAGGCCCAGCTCTACCTTTCTAATGAAAGAATATTTTTTACCTGGACTACTAGGAATAGGGCTGATTTCTAGTAACTTAATGTCTTTGACTTTGCTATCTTCTGCAAATAAAGACGGCATACCCGATTTAGCTCGACTCCAAACGACTGAGAACTCGGCAAGTCAACTGCGATATAACCGTTCTGAGTCTGGTGATTTAGAGGTAGTAGTTACACATAATATGCACCAACCTAAGACAACTTTATTCTCTTCTGAAAAGACAAAATGGAATGGTAAGACTGACTATGTAAGGAAGGAATATATTGCTCATCACCCAGTAGATAGTGCAAGGCTTACTTCTGAATACTTGCAATGTATAAAGAATAAAGGCAGCGCAGAATCGCAGGGAGAGATAGTTGGAACCTCGCTAGTTACTGCCACTCCAGCAGCTAGCACTCTGTCTAATATCCCAATCATAGGTTGGATTGCTAGTGCGGTTGCAGTTAAGAAAGCAGGCCAGTTAGGGAAAGAGATAGGTGGCGATTTCGTAGATTGCTGATCGTGGAGCTGGATGTACCTTATATAAAAGAAGTTGAAGTTAAACAATTACCAGAACTAATAATAATTCCTCCCGCTGAAATCATTCCTCCGACAACTCTAGGTGAACTGCCTTTTGGGTTTGTCCCGATTATTGAACTTCCTTGTGTTGTAGCAAGAGATAAAAAGACAGGAACAGGTAGCGAAATGTTTAATGTCGATCCTAAAAATAATCTAGTTTTATGTGATCATGCTCCAGCTATGTATATAGCTCCTGATGCTTATGTCGATATTGAACCACCAAAACCTAATACTGAATTATTAAGGGGATTAGACAACGAAGGAGAGGAAGTGAAAGAAAAGAATAGTCAAAAAGACAATAAGGGTAATTCCAACGTAAACCAAAATCAAACCTCAAATCTTGATGGAGAGTTTATTGCAGAAATATTGCCGTGTCCTCCCCTTGATACATTGGCAAAAACACCAGTAGGAAGTTTAGGTAAAGGAGGTTTAGCCAGAATAAAAGGCTGGAAAAGAGACGAGCTTACGGGTAAATGTGAAACGGTGTGGGAAGGTTTAAACCCTTTAGAGATTGCGGGTAATTATGCACCTCAACCTACGGTCTTAGTTAATACAAGTGCCATTGCAGTTGCTAGTGTTCTTGCCGTTGGTACGTTGCAGCCCTATATCAAGATTCTCCAAAAACAAATTCAAAAGCAAGTCAAAAAAAGATCTAAGGTATTAGCTAAAAAGTTATTTAAGAAGAAGGAGGAGACGCTTTCGGTATCTCAAAGGAGAAAGGCTCAGAGGGATCTGAGGGCATAGAGTGTTGATGATCAATTAACGTATTAGGTTTTGATACAAGTTCTATGTCAGCACAAAGGACTTCGTACTTAGTTCCTTTCTTGAACCTAACTCCATTACCAAGTAAATCTGCACAATGTTTAGCCCTTCCTAATTCATAGGATAATCTGGCATCTTCGTGTTTTGCCTGTAAAAGGTTTACTAAATGCACTTGCGATTTACGGCAGTTACGCACACTTTTTCGATCCAGATTTATATTCCAGCTCAAACTAATTCCTGGCGAAAAAGCATAATTAGTCTTCTCAAATCTTTTTACTGTTCTATATCCTCGTACTAATGTTGGGTCGTCAACTTCTCCATCTCCTATTTCATTACCGTTTTCATCTGTAGCACCTTTTACATCTTTAGTTGAATAAACAGGATCAAGGAAACTATCAACTTTTGGTGTTCCCCCAGAATAATTTCCAGTTAAAAAAGGTTGAATAACTAAGGTGTCACCTTGGCATTGAACTTGATTTAATGATAATGTATTTGTAAATTGTTTAGATGGCATATTCATCACACCCAAGTTAGTGACTGACCCGCTAGAATTGGATATTGGATTATTTGTCATTGTAGTATCTGCAATTACAGGACTATTTATTAACAATAGTGCTGTAAATAAATACCTTTTCATTGGGTAAATGTTGACATTGTTTCTGTAACAGATTCGGTAAGAATATCTCTACTAATTCGGGTAAACGATTTCAAGCCTGGGCCATGATAACTTTCAAGAAGGTTTGTAGCTGCTCCTTGAGTGTGCATAGTTACCGTAGGTTTAGTATTAAGGTCAATCCCATGATGAGTAGTAGTAATTCCATCTACAACGTGAGTACCTGTAGCAACTGTTTTAGGTAACATATCGCCTTGTATTGATAAGTTCGAGCCACCAACAGAATATTCATAGCCTGTAGAATATGACCACGATTCTATCAATTCAGTTGTATTTTGCTTGCTCTCAGTTCTTGCTGTGGTAGACCCTGAATTAAATCCAGGAATAACTGGGACTGCTTGTGCTGGAAGGGATATAAAGGCTATTAGTAATAAATAACGCATCAATATTAGTCACCTATTGATAAAGAACTTGTGATAGATCCAGTCACAGAAGTTCCAGATTTACCAGCAGTCAAGCCAATAGTTCCACCAGATACGCTAGTAATTGTTGCAGCTAATCCAGTATTATCTCCTCCAGTATATGTAATTGTATCTCCCAACATTGGCAAACTTCCGACTGCTCCAGAACTTAAAGTTGTTGCACTTGGAACATCATCACCCATAATAAATGTTTCGCTAAAAGTTGTTGCTGCACCTGCGGTGGTCTGGGTATAAGAACCTGAACCATGCGTTGCGGCAACTCCTGTTAGGGAGTTATTTGATGATGCTGGAACGTCTAAATGTCCCATAGTTCCTGCTGTTACTCCAGAGCTACTCATTGAATAAGTTGAACCTATTCTTTTTGCATGAGAGTACGATCCATCGACAGAGGCTTGTGCTGTAGCTGTGATCTTATGGGTGATACCTCCAGCATGAACTGGAGCTGCTAATAGCAAAAGAAGAAATAGTTTTTTCATGCGTTACTTGGATCAGGTTTTTTAGTAATAACTTGCACCTCAGTTGGAGGATATTTAACAAGGATAGTGTGTGTATTACCTCCTCCACCATCGCCGTTTTTCTTTTTAGCGGTTGCACCCTTCGATACATTCAGCCCATAACTTGTTAGGACTGTGCCAAGCATCGCCGAGGCAAAACTGGTGTCGGGTCGTTGATCAGGCATCTCAAATTCTATATTTCCTATTTTAATTACTGGTGGAAAAGAAATGTACGCCAAGCTCAAAATACTGAGACTCCAGACCAACACTAGCGTTTTGACACCATTTGATAAATAAAATAGGATCATATCTTGATACTCTGGAGTATCGTCATCATCTGTATCTATGTCAACATTAGGAGTTTGGTTTTTGTCAGCCATAAGCTAGGTCTACAGGGTCGTTGATGTTATTTTAAGCATGATATGTAGAAATAAGCACCCCTTATGGAGCTGGCACAAGCATGTGCTGGGCATGTTCTGAGGTTCTTCCATCAGTCCATTTAACTGTGCAGTAATAGCCTGGTCGTTCTCTTCTGTCGTGTTTAACCCTCATCTCGATAATTTTTCCAACGGCAGGGCCAATTTCTGTATACATTCCAGAGGTTCTCTTTTTGTTTACAGAATCATTGATCTCGAATCTTTGAGTTGCTGGCATGGTTAGTCGTGGTATGTAGGAATAAAAACGCCTTCGATAGACGTTGGTGGCTCCCATTCGACTGGTTTTTCAGCCGTGAAGTCATATTCGTTTTGCCTTAAAATCCTCGCGCACCTAGCTTGAGAAAGTATGTCTGGTACATCAGGATCTTTAGCTGCTGCCTTTAAATAAGCAGCTCTAACTTTCTCCCACATTTCTAATTCGCTAGTACATTCAGCAAGTAATTTCTTAGCTGTAACTGGGCCGTAGCCCTTCAGTCCAGGGAATCCATCAGTAGCATCGCCCGTTAAAATCGTTTGATAAAAGAATTGATCAGCATCGAACTGATGAATCTTTTCGATCTTGCCTTCAGCGTTCAAATGCAAGCCTGGAATAGTTTTTAAATCTTTATCCCTTGAGTAGATAACATCTCCACTCTCTTGATCTGCAAGGATCCCTACAACATCATCGGCTTCAGTCAATGGAAGCGTAATGACTTCAAATGTGTCACGTAACCATTGCCGTAATACTGAATACCCTGCTGGCTTTCTAAATTTACGTCTGTTCGATTTGTAATTGGAATAGACACCGTACCTGAAGTTACTGGAGTCACCCAAGGCCAAGAATATCTTGTGGTCTGGGCAAAACTTCTGGACGCGACCAACCTCTGCGGTAACAGCATGTTTAGCCTCGTCTAGGTTTGTTTGATAAGTCCATACTTCTGGACTCCACTCGCATTCATATTCTGCGGATGTCATAGCCCGATAAGCATCGGGTTCGATGTCATAGAACAGTTTTTTTTCCATTGTTTTTCCAATGTTTGATTAAAAGTTGTAATTGCCGAATACGCTCCTCTGCGTATTTAATTTTCTCAGAGGAGTTCATTGAAGCCTGTTGTGAACAGCTTCTTCAATGAGTTCTGCTGTAATGGCACTAAGGGTCTTGCCTTTAAATTCATCATTAGGTTTCCATTCCTGATTACATGCAGGGCATTTATCAGGTTTAGCTTGTGAAGCCCAAGCGGAAATAACTGCATAGATGGGTTCTGGAACGCAGGTGCTGAGTTGTCTTTTATTCATGGTTATCCGTAAATATCCATGAGATGCTTTAGGGCTGTGATATAGCCGTCATGCCAATATTCCTGAACTTTGTTTTTATGCTGATGTGCCTCGGCATAACTTTCATTCGCCTTTTGTAGCCATGCGTTCACCAGAATCTTCTGATTCGGAGTTAAGCTCTCTGACGCTTCTAATGTTTTCGAGGTCAACGATTCTTGTTGAGTGGTCTCTGTCATTTTCTTGGTAGATAACGGTGCATGAGGTTGGATAAATTTCAGTAACCATTGCTTGTTTCCAATGTGATGCTCGGAAAAAGATGAATACTGCTTGGGCTCGATTGAGCTGATTCCAAGTCAGAACTGCATGTCCTGGTCGTGCCATTTGTGCGCTAGTTGTTGAGTTTTTTCGTCGAACTCGAAGGAGCCTGCATAGCCCGTTCTGCCCAACATGCGGTTTTTCAAACATTTTGAGTGAGTAAGATTTGATCCCCTCGATCTGTTCAAAGCCCAGATTGTGTCTGCTAGTTGGACGATTGAATGTGAGTTCCTTATGTTGTGCAGCTCTGGTGCAGCTCCGTTCTCAAAGTTCTCTCCAGAAGAAGAACGATTGAGATGACTAATAGCGAATACTGTGCATTTAGTAGCCGCAATAAAGCTTCTAATCTTTGTAACGAGAGCGTCTAACTGCCTTGTGTCTTGTGCTAATCCACTTCCTAAAATCGTTAGATGATCTAAGTAAATGTGTTGGCAACCAAGACTTCTAACCATGTAATTCATCCGCTGGAGGATGACCTTTTCATCAAGAGATCCAAAGTGATCAAATAACTCAAGGTATCCAGAGCCAGTAACAAACTTGTCAGCTTGGGCAATGTTTTGAACTTGCTCATCAGTTAGCCCTGCATAGTTTTCTCTGGCATGGATTTGAATCCCTGCTGCTTGACCAACGAAACGAAAGACCGCTTCCTCGGCAGTTTCTTCAAGGCCAATCCATCCCACTTTTATGCGTTGCTCGATGTCATGTAATGCCAACGCCCTTGCAAAGGTTGTTTTGCCAATACCTGACCCCGCAATTAATACGATGAGCTGATTGTCATACCAAGGTGTCTTGTCATTCCAAAATGCAAAAGCACAATTAGTAGCCTTTCTCTCTGGTGGTTTATTGACTAAGCCTGCATAGGTAGAAGCAGATTTAATCCCATCAGGTCGCAGCTCCTTGGCTGCTTTAATTGCTTCATTAACTGCATGACTTCCTAGTTCTTGCAGAGTGTCGTTGGCATCTTTCTTAGGAAAGACAACACGCCTAACTCTTCCGGCTTCAAAAAGACTTACGAGATCGTTGGCTGCATTTTCTCCAGGCTCATCCATATCTGTGGCGATATAGATAGTTTTAAAAGCACTGAAAAAATCAATGTGTTTCTTGACGAAATTCCCTGCATTTTGAGCCCCATTTGGAACCGAAATTCCTACGACGGTTCCTCTGGTGGAGTGGTAGATACTTGGCGCATCCATTTCTCCTTCGCAAATAGCGATTGCGTCGTGGTGGCTAGGATTTGCGAGATGTGAACCAAACCCTGCGACTTTCTTTGCGTCTCCTCTCCAAGAAGTTTTTCCATCTCTGATTTTTTGAGCGATGTTTACACCTTTTTTGTCCCTGTACTGGAAGGCCACTCCATCGGCATATTTGTAAACGCCGTATTGATCTAGGGTTTTTTTAGGTATTCCTCTGTAGTGATCTGCATCCCAAGGAACGGTTAGATCAACGTCGATCATTGGCCGAACAGGTTTCGGTCTGGAAGTTTTTTCAACTTCTTCTCCTTCTTCTGTTTTGGTGAACTTTTGGCAGTTAAAGCAAAAGGTGTGATCCGTGTAGATCGCAAGAGCGTCGCTGCTGTCACAGGAATCGCAAGGAGCGTGACGAAGAAAGCGGGATTCACCCATCACCTCCCCCTGTCGGAATTTCTGGAATTAAACAATCAGTTTTCAATCGAATCCAAGTTCCTTTCCCTGGCCCGCTGGCTAAATACTCAAGAGTAGTAAAAGTCTTGTGGCAGCTTTGGCACATCCGATAACGACGAACCATTCCATCGGGACTTTGTGGCTGGCTATCAACTTTTGATTTACTAGATCCGCAATGAGGGCATCTAATCATCGTCAGCCTCCCAAGTGATTTGAATAATGATGTGTGAGTCTTTGATTTTCACTTTTGTAAATGCAAGATTGAGATTTGGGATAACTTTCACGCTGTCATCTGTCCACAGAATGTTTTTAGCTGCGTCCATAACTGAGCCAGATTTGTTATCAAGATCTCCCATTTCTGCACCACGAAAGAACATGTCTAATCGGTGTACTTTGGTGAGTGGTTCAAGTTTCCATTGTTCTTTTAAATGAACCTTGGCTTCTTTTAACCAACTCTTGTATTGAGGAGGATTGTATGGACGCTTTTGGCCCATAAATGATCTTGGTCTTGGCTTAGATATTGGACGTATAGGTAAATCAATCTGCTTAAACTTCAGCATCAAAAGGACTTTTCAGCGTCTTCCTTTAATGAGTAACCGCCTTGGACAGTGCCAAAAACATCATCATCTGAAGGAACAGAGCCGCCTGAATACTCGACATAATCCATAATCATTACCTTCATTGGATCAAGAGTCATACCTGAACCTGACTTTCCAGCAGACCAAGAAACGACCTTAAAAGCAATGATGCCCTTTGATCCGTTGCCAATTTCTTTACTAACAGGCCACTTTTCTAAACGTGAATCAATAACATTTGGGCCTTGAGTTTTAGTCCCATTGTTGTCAACGAAACATCTCTTTTTAAATTTCACACAAAGCTTACTTGGATCGTCTTTGTCTGGGTTGCAGTTAAACCAATAAGTATGTTTTTTGGCATCTTTACCATGAATTTCTTCAAACTTATTCTCCATAAGCATTGTCCATTCAATAGTTTTTGGATCTTTACTATCAAGAAGCATTTCCATTGACCATTCATCAGGCTTACCGTCTTCGTATGCCTTCCTTGCTTCTCCTAATCCTTTAAACCAGCGAAGTTCTCCTGGTGGTGTTTTAACAAGTTCCAAGGTTGATGCCCCCATCAATAGTGTGTCTGACAAACATACGGTGTTCCACGTCCCTGTGCAAGTCGTATGAAGGATATGTTTATATCAAGAAAACAAGTAAGGATTTGTCCCAATAAGTCTTGGGTCTAGACTGCCTTGTTTAGGCATATTAGGTAGCGATACACCAGTGTAGAGCTGTATTTCGTCCACAAAACCTAGTAACCAATTGGGTGCATATAGTTCGTTAAATGTGTCGTGGAGAGTCTTATGAGTTACTCCAGCGTTAGCCGCATGTACCGCAAAACAATCGTGATTTGTTAGGACTTGTATGTTTTGTTCTACGGCCTTGTAAACGAAGTTTACGCAAAAGGCAGAATCCCAACTGTGTGTAAAGTTTGCGGCTATTCCTTTATTGGCTTGTGTCGCACATAAAGGTGCATCTATGGGTTGATCTTTAATACTCATCGTTGAATGTTTCCCAAATAACATTGTCTGAATCCTTTTAATCTGTGGTTCTCTATCTGCAATTCTCATGGGCCATCCGCTTTGAGTTGTCCATTCCAGGGCGTGACCATTATTCATTACCTTTCTTGTTACTTTGTGGAGCCATTTTTTAAACTCAAGGCAAGGTTTAATTCTCTGCTTTGTTTCATCCCATAAATGACTCGCCAAATATTTTGCAGGGATAGCGACCTCGTATGTGAAATTTTCAAGTGGTACATATCCAAGGTGTTCATCCAATCGTTCAACTAAGGAATCACATAAAGACATATATGAACCTCCATAAGGAGCTGCAAGAATTGGTTGCTTACATAAAGACCTAGTAATTCCTTTCTGAAGCCATATTTCTGCTAACGCTTTGTTTTTTGTCTCACCAAACTGAAGATCGTGAACTAATCTTTCTGTGACTTTTTCAGCGACAAGGGTGTAAAGATCCCTTCGTTCGTCACCAATTAAATTGCACTCCTTCCCAACCTTCTCTGACCTCAACAAGGCCGCAAGTATCCCGCACCCTGAAGTGGTCTGATCGAAGCGAACAGGGCATCCTGTTTTACCTGTTTCGAGTACCTCTTTTACTCCTTTGCAAGCCTGTAAAAATTGCCAAGGATCGTTAGCATTTCGCCACAATTCAAGCCTTCCAAGTGGATCTTCTGCCGCTGCTTTCATTAAATCAATATTCTTTTTTCCCCAGCTCAGACGCTCATCCCATGACTTTCTTCCATGTCCATAATGTCCAGCAGCTCCTTTCAATAACCAATCAAAAGCCTCGTCATTTACTGGCAGCTTTTCAGCAAAGTCCAGCATGGCCTTTTCGTAGTCTGGGCCTTGGTGAGATACATATTTGTTAGATGTATAAAGCCTTGATCTATGGTCAGCGTGATAAGCCTGATAAACGGTTCTATCTGCTAATCCTTCAGCCTCTTGTAACGCTCGTTCAACCTTGATCCTTCTGGGTCTGTTTTGCTCTCTGTCTCTATGGGCCATCGAAGCAAGACGATTCCTAATCTTTAAATCTTCTGGAGCTGGATCTTGCCCTAACCGTTCAGGAACATCCAAGGGAACCTTTGCACAAGGCCACAAGGCTTCTGTTCCGTTATCCCATGTGTTTCGTTGGCATTCGATTATGTCCCGTTTAACGTGAAGTGGAATCGCTTGGAGGTGGTTTGTCGCTACAAATGTTTTTGTTAAGTCTGCTCTTCTGTAATGCTCTATTGCTGTGGTGTCTTTTTCTTCAGCGTCGTGAATTGGGACTCTAACGAAACATTCCTCATTGCCTGGTCTGCCTCCTCCATATAGTCCAGGCCAAGGGTGAGGAATAGAAACCAATGCTGAATAAGCAACTTTATAAGTAGAAGGTGGGCAGCTCTTAATAACTTTCTCAGCGTGATCAGTAGGAATTACAAACTTGGGAGTAGTTCGACCAATCTTTCTCGTAATAACTTTGATTAACCCTGTATGTATCAAATGATCTAAAAGGAACTGACCAATATGAAGACGACTTAAATCATTAAAAGGAAGAACAGGACAACCCATCTTCCGCATTATTTCCATTGTGCTGATCTTGTTCCGGCTCAAGCCTTGCTTCATTAGATGCCGCAGCTCCACCGGACTTTTATTAGCCAGCCTCATCAATCGGATCTCTTTTTCAACCGCAGCTCCTAAGCCTTGGCAGAAAGTGGCGATCCTTTGCCTTCTACTTAATTGATCAAGGGTCGCGACCAGGGCGATGGTTGCAACATGTTCTGGAGATTTAAAAGGATCAAAGAAAGGAATCGCAGCTCCATGAAATCTTGCTTTGTCTGGATTCTCTACAAACTCAATAAAAGTTTTATTTAATCGACTGCTTAAATCATCAACTAATAATCCATATAATTTTCTGCCATAAATTAATGCACTCTCTTTTCCTATCTCTTTAAGTTTTCTTTCATTACTTTTATGTGTTTCTTCAGCTCTTTTTTCTGCACGAAATTGTCGTGCTAATTGCTCTTGTTCAAGCGTCTGTATATCTTGCAACTCAGAAAAACGGGTGTTTACGACCACGTTATTCGCAACGCTCTCGTAATGCCAGCTTTTATTGCCCTGAAAGGGAGTGTACGACTTGCTCTACGGGGTCTAAGATGTTGCTTCTGCGAATTATGAGTTCGCAACCAGCTCAATGATAGCAAGGGATCTGAGCATTTTGCATTGATCGTTTTTAAGCTAGAAAAAATATGTCTTTTCAAGGTGCGAACGGTGCGAACATACTTAAACAAAAGTTGTAATGCGGGTCGCGAGGATCGAACTCGCCTGAGCCAAATTATGAGTTTGGTGCGTTCACCAGATCGCTAGACCCGCACAAGTGCATTGTAAGCATTCGCATGTTCAGATCCATCCATATGAACATATCTAGTACACATCTGAGGATTGCTATGGCCTAACCAAGCAGCGATTTCCATGTTGGTGCAACCCTTTAGGCCTAGATTTGTTGCACATGTATGTCTTGTTGCCTTGATGATAAAAGTCTTGGAAATACCACATTCATCTAGGGCTCGTCGCACCGCATGATGCAATTCATTGTCTGACAAAGGCCAAATCAGTTCCCCCCTTATATTTAAAATCTGTTCGACGGCAGCCTGTAATGCTTTAGGAGTTAAAGGAAGAGTTCTATTTCCTGTTTTGTTATCGTTATTGGCTTTAAAAAAAGAAACTAATCCTCTTTTTAAGCAGTAATCAGCTTTGGTTTGTCTTCTCATCTCGACAGGTCTGCAACCCATCTCACATAAAAAAACTAATTCCCTTGCTACATCCTTTCTATTTACTCTTCTCAAATATTCAACGCACAAATCAATTTCATTCTGAGTCCAAATAATTTGCTTGCGATTTTTAACTGGTAAATTTTTTGGAAATTGAGGTAAGTTTCTTACTCTGCCGTGGACAAGAGCCATTTCTTGAAAAACTCTTAGCTTGCTTGTCTTGTTATTAATTGTTGCAGGCAAATTATCTTTATATTCGGCTAAAAAATGCCTGTAATCCATAAATCTTCCAGCATCAATATCTTCTACTGGAGTATTAGGCCCAAAATAATTAACTGCTTCTAAGGCATAAATTCTTGTTGTTCTGGCTCCAGATTGATTTTTCCATTGATGAAGCCAAGCATCCTTAAATGCTTCCTTGATTGTGTAAGGCATTGGTCGTGGTTTGTTTAGTTTTTATTTCCAGTTCTTTAAATATGGCTTCATTCGGTCTAAGAATTTTTGTGCTGTTGCTTCAGTAACAGGATCTTCGCCCATATATTCTCTTTCTTTATTAAGAATTAATTGCATTTCTTTGAGAGCTTCTTCTTCAGGTAAGGAATTAAGCGTTTTAAACATATTTAGAGCATCTACAAATGATTGAGGAATCATAGTTCCATCAATACTTGCAAAAGAATCGGGGATTTCAGGGTTAGTCATTGGTCGTGGTTTGTGGGTTAGATGCCCTCTAGCGATCTGATCTTTGCTTTGCCTTTCTTTGTGAGCCTGACTCTGTACCTTCTGCCTTCTTCAGGGTCTATATAGATCTCACAAAGGCCGAGGCAAGTTTCACGATGCCGGACAGTTTCGCTGAGGGTGTGGACAATTCTTGATGCCGATGCGTTGGTCACATCGAACTTGGTTTCTATATCTCGATAAGTGCAGCTCCCTTTTTCCGCAATGAATAAAAGAACTTGTGCGTGATGCACTGGAAAATTACCTGGGGCAAGAGAGCCCAATGCTTCAAGAGCTGCTGAGAGTTTAGAAAGATCCATTGTTCAGATGGAGGTGATCTCTTGCAATCCACGGTTCCTTCAAGTCGCATCTGTTTACGATCATGTAGAGGATGCTTGTAAATAGCAAGATGGAGTTCCCCAGTACGAAGTGGGATTATGCAGCTCAATATAAGCCTGTATTCCATCTTGTCGTGGTTCATGCGACACATAATTACAGAATGACAAATAAGTTTACAGGGAAGAGGTACTCCCGTGTTGTTCAAGAGTCTAGATCGCCTAGATTGGTTAGATTTGAGTATCTTTTATTACGGCCCTGCAATATTTCGATACATTGAAGGACTCCCGTGTAAAGGAATACAACTAAGCAAGGCCAACTTGCTTCATTAAATCTACACCCGTTTTAGACAACGAAACCTTATATTTTGTTGCTCCAACTTTTGCAGTCTGAACATTCTTTCTATTTAAAAGATGTAGGTCAGGCTTCATTAATCCATTTTTACCAATCCGAGGTGTCATTCTTTCGACAACTCTGGCAATAGATCCATTCTTTGTATTAGTTAAAGCCTCCAGCTCCTCATAAGTTCGAGGCTTAACTGCAACTTGCAGCAAGACCTCAACTTGGAGAGCTGAAGGGCAGGTATGTTTACGGCTGTTATATCTAAGAGTTCTAAGCAACTCCGACATAGCAGTTAAGGTTTTTTCTTTAGGCATAGCCATATCAAATAAGCTCCAAGTCCAAAAACGACAAATGGTTCAATTAGAAACATCACACAATAAATAAAAGCGGGGACGATTACCACGCCCCCTGTAATTAATAATGTGTGACCTACTAATGCTTTAGGTAGATCCTT